TCTGTTACAGTTAGAGGTTATATTAACGTTATTTAATCATTGTAAAGATCATCCTTTTTTTTATAACGAAGATTAGAACAATTTTGTATAATTAGTTTTTCTACAAATGCGAACATTTTAAGTCCATTAGTCTCACAGTAGGATTTTAACACGGAATGTGTTTTTGTATCTATTTTAAGGTTTTTATTACGTTTTGGTTTACTCATATATAAATAAGTATGAAAAAAGTATGATTCTTTTCATACTAGACCAAAAAAGCCTTCGTACTTTGATAAAAATCATAGTATTTATAATAAAACCAAGAATAATATTTAATTAAAAATAAATTAAGAGATGAGTACAAATCAAGTAGTAGTATCACCGGGTGTTTATACATCAGAGAAAGACCTTTCTTTTGTTGCAGCAAGTGTGGGTATAACAAGCCTAGGGGTAGCAGGAGAGTCTGTAAGAGGACCAGCATTCCAACCTATATTCGTTGGAGATTATGACACATATACAACTTATTTTGGAGGACAAAATACAGGTGTGTTTACAATAGGTGCAACCAAAGTACCTAAATTTGAATCAACATACATTGCGAGACAATACCTAGAAGAATCAAATAACATGTACATGTCACGTGTATTAGGACAAACTGGATTCGATGCCACAGAAGCATTAGTAATTAATGTAAAGGCGGCATCTACAGATCTAGAATTAAAAGATGACAATACAGGTAGACCTGTTTCAGGTATGACAGCTTGTGTTATTAGATCACGAAAATCCACTACATCGACAGGAACCTATAGCCAAGCGGCGGTACAAATAGTCTTAAAAACTAGTGGTGCTCAAGAAGGACCACAAAACGCCGGGTCACCTACAGAACCAATTAATTCTGGTTATGAGTTAGGAGGTGAATCTCAAACTGTTTTAGCAACTAGTGTTAATCCTTATGTATATGGTTTATGGAGAGACGCATCAGATGATTTTGTTGTTGAGGCAAAGGCACCTGGTACTGGAGTTGTAAACTCTTGGGTAGTTAACTTTAATCCTAATAGTAATAACTACATATTGAAAGTTTTAGGGAGGGATCCTTATTACGATGGTACAAACAACCCTGATGCTAAACTTTATGTAGAACAATTCTATCCAAAGGCGATACAAGAACTAGGTAAATCTTTTGGTGGGTCAGCAACATATAACTATTTAGACACAGTTAGAGATATTGCTTGGTACAACATTCCAAGTGGATGGTCTAATTATACAGATACTTGGCAACCAATCGCTACTGCAGACGGACCAACAACTCCATGGATATATTCAGAAGTTAGGGGTACAGAAATTGTTAAATTATTTAGAATTATTACAATAGCTGATGGAGACACAGCTAATAATTTCTTAAAATTTAGTATTGTTAACATTGATATAGATAATGTTACTTTTGATTTAGCGGTTAGACAATATAGTGATACGGATGCTAAACCAACTATTTACGAGCAGTTCAGAAATTTATCTATGAATCCTGTGAGTCAAAACTACATAGGGAAGAGAATTGGGACCCTAAATGGTGATTATCCTTTAAGGTCTCGTTATATAATGGTTGAACTTGACGAAAACGCACCAATAGATGGATTACCATCAGGTTATGGGGGTTACCCACAGACGAACTATCCTAACTTAAGTGGATTTACTGATGGTCCTGCGTTGGCACAAGCGGCTCCAGGGGCTTTACACACCAGAGTAGAACCTTATGTAACTTATAATATAGCATATGATACTATCACAGATAATATTAGAAAAACTTATTTAGGACTTTCTAGTAAAGTAGGATATGACCAAGATATTTTTGATTATAAAGGATGTTCAACTGCACTTGGTACGGCTTGTGCGGCGGCATGGACAGGACATACATACGGATTCCACTTAGACACAAGAGCTTCCGGTACCACTTTCTTAAATAATGGTAATAACGGTGATTATAGAGTATGGTTTTCAGGTTCAGTAGGAAGTTTCCCATTCTTTACAACTACAAGTCAATACGCTGGTACGAATTGTGCTGGTAAGTATTTCGGACCAGGATGTGATGATGGAACGTCCACAACTCTTAATATTTACTCTAAAAAACAATATAGAAAATTTACTGTAGCACCATATGGAGGACATGACGGATGGGACACTAGTAGAATAAATAGAAGTAATACAGACGTATTCAAAGAAAACAGTACTAGCTATACACCAGGATATGGGTCTGGAACAACATCGGTTGCGAATTCAGGGGCATACTCATTCAACAAAAATACTGACTGGTATTCTTATAATACTAATATACAAAAATTTGCTAATCCTGAAAATGTTGATATTAATTTATTCGCTTCACCAGGTATAGATTATACAAATAATCTTACATTAGTTAATGAAACAATTGAAATGATTGAAGATGATAGAGCAGATTCACTTTACCTTCTTACAGCTGAAAATTATAAAGACCAAACAATCTCAACTGCGGTTGACGCTTTAGACGATGCGTCTTTAGATAGTAACTATACTGCGACTTATTGGCCATGGATACAATATAACGATACTGAAAATAATGTAAGAATTTACATTCCACCAACTGCGGAAGTCTTAAGAAATATGGCATTAACTGATAATGTTGCATTCCCTTGGTTCGCAACCGCAGGTTATAATAGAGGTATTGTTAAGGCGACTAGAGTTAGAACTAAACTAACACAAGATAATAGAGATGACTTATATGAGGCACGAATTAATCCAATTGCAACATTTACAGCGACTGGGCCTGTTATATGGGGTAACAAAACATTACAAACTAGTTTATCAGCTTTAGATAGGATTAATGTGAGAAGATTATTGTTAAGGGCTAGAAAATTAATTTCAGCAGTAGCAGTAAGATTAGTCTTTGAACAAAATGATGAAGTTGTTAGACAAGAATTCCTAAGTCTAGTTAATCCAATTTTAGAAGACATAAGAAGAGATAGAGGTTTAACAGACTTTAGAGTTGTTGTATCAAGTGACCCTGAAGAAATCGATCAAAACAAATTGACAGGTAAAATATACCTTAAACCAACTAGAGCTTTAGAGTTTATCGAAATTGAGTTTAATGTTACACCAACAGCAACTAGTTTTGATGACATATAACAAGTAGATAAAATTTTTGAAATAGATGGCAAACCAAGTTCCATTATCACCAGGGGTATATACTTCAGAAAGAGAGTTAACCGCAAATAACGCAGCTATAGGGGCAACAACTTTAGGTACTGTAGGAGAAACTACACAAGGACCAGCATTTGAACCTATATTCATTACAAGTTATGATACGTATAAAACTTACTTTGGAGGGTTAAATAAAACAACTTTCCCTGGTACAAATATACCACAATACGAACAATCATATATTGCTAAAACTTATTTAAGTGAGGCAAATTCATATTACGCTGAACGTATTTTAGGGTATTCTGGATATGACGCTGGTACAGCTTGGAATATAACACTTAGTTATGTTCCTAACTATAATAATGTATTTAGGTCTTTTGGGGGTGGAGCTCTTAATGGACTTTATGGATCAGTAAACTACAACCAACTAGGAGGTTTTGGTATACCAGGACTAGACTCAACAGGGGCCGTAGGTTCAGCAACAATTGATAATGGGAACGGTACAATTTATACGGCACCAGCAGGTGGTCAACCAGGTTTATATAGTGGAGGTACTTGGGGGTATAATTTTACTTCGGATGGAGAATCTGCCATAAACGGTGTACAATACACCAACGCTGACGCAGCTGACATTGTGGAGGCAACAGGAAAGAAACTTGCGGTTATATTCTCATCAACAACTAAAGGATCAGGTGGAAAACTAGTGGTAACGGGTAGTACAGGTGGACAATACTTTGATTCGTCAGGATTACCTCACGTATCGGAATTAACAACAACAGCTTATCCGTTATGTTTACTAAGTGGTGAAACTTTTGTTATTTCTACAAACACAACAGCTGGGGGTACAAACCCACTACTTAATAATACATCATTTGAAACACCAAGAGTTGCGGAACAAACGAATGCTACGACATACAATTCAATTAGATGGAATCCTGCTATTTCGCGACAGGATAATGGGAGTACCTTTTCTAATCTCGAACCTTCTAATCTATTTCACGCGGGGACTGGGACTAGAGAAATGAACCCATTAGGTTATCCGGCTACAGGATACACATTCCAACTAAACTGGAGAAAGGGAAATTATATAGGTGCTCACACAGGAGGGACTCAAGGATGGACAGCACAAACATCAGGTACAGTATTTACCTGGACAGCGGCAACACAAGAAATGGTTGTTGCTAAATTAAGAAGTAGAGGTAGTTATTCACTTAATACATTTAGTAGAGACGTGGGTGATAGTACTGGAGGTTCAGCAGGGGTAACATTACAAAATTCACCTTCGTTTGGTGATGGTCCAGGACCGTGTCCCGAAATGGCAGCACCGCCACTATCTCCAGATTGTACCGCAAAGGAGTTTAGATCAATAAACACAACTAATTATAAACAAAACTTTTATGTTTCAGGATTTACTGCGGCAGGAGCACAATTTAGTTACCAAACAAATCTAGATACCTCTTCCCAAAATTATTTAACGAAAGTATTTGGAGTGGATCCTTTTGATAAAACACAACCAATGTGGGTGGAAGAGATATATCCAAACAGTTTGAATAACTTAGCAGCTTCAGCTCTCACATTTAGTAATATCAGTATTGGTCAAGAATCAACTTTTGATAACTACAGTGAAGATTGGCAACCTTTAGCGGCAACAAAAGGACCAGAAACTCCTTTTATAATGTCAGAAATAAGAGGTAATAAAATATTCAAACTTTTCAAAGCTATTCTTGTGGCGGACGGAAACAACGCAAATGACATGGTTAAAATATCCATACAAAATATTCAAAAAGACACCAAAAGTTTTTCTCTAGTAGTTAGAGATATAAACGATACTGATACAAATCAAATAATTTATGAGAGTTTCCAAAATTGTACAATGAATCCTGGAAGTCAAAATTATATTGGTACGAAAGTTGGTACAGAAAATGGGGATTATCCTTTAAGGAGTAGATATATTATGTTAGAGATCGATGAAGATGCACCAATAGACGCACTTCCAGCAGGTTTCCGAGGATACCCAATTAGAGATTATAGTGGGGCGACACTAGATGACCAGATTTTCCAAGACCCACCATCTTCTGCAGAGTTAAATGGTGGAAACAGTATAACTAATACGGGAGCCATTTCTGGTTGGCCAGACAGTGTTGCACCTAAACCATTTTATAATTTAGTTTACGATACATTAAATGATAATGTAAAAAGAACTTATTTAGGTTGGTCAAGTAAAAAAGGATTTGATAAAGCATTCTTTATTTATAAAGGATTGGAGGGAACAAACCCAACCTCACCATATATGTGTGACCCAAATGGTACAGCATGGACTGGTAAAACACCAGGATTCCATTTCGATAATAGAGTTTCCGGTCTAACACAAACAGATGTATACCAATATGATGTAGGGGCTTACAACTTCAATCCAAGTGGTAACACCTCATTACAAACACAAAATTATTATAATGATAGTGACTATCTTAAATTTACTGTTATACCTTATGGAGGTAATGATGGTTGGGATAGGTATAGAAAAACTAGAACATATGGTGACACATATATCGTAAACCAAACTAATTATGCTACATTCTGGTATAATAACACTATCACTTCCTCATGTTTAGTAACTGATTATTATCCTTATTATGATGGTATTAGAAAATACGCTAATCCAGAAAGTATTGATATTAGTCTATTTGGTACACCAGGTATCGATTACACTAATAATTTAACATTGGTTAATAGGGCACTTGAAATGATTGAGAATGATAGGGCTGACGCACTTTATGTAGTTAACTCACCAAACCCAGCCAATCAAACAGTTGATTCGGCAGTAGATAATTTAAGTAATGCAGCAATAGCAAGTAGTTATATGGCAACTTATTGGCCTTGGGTTAGATATAAGGACACTGAAAATAACGTAAGACTCTATCTTCCACCAACAGGTGAAGTGTTTAGAGCTATGGCGTTAACAGATAATATTTCATTCCCATGGTTTGCACCAGCTGGACAAACTAGAGGATTATTAAACACAATAGATAAGGCACAAACTAAACTTACACAAATTAATAGAGACGATCTTTATATAGGTAAAATAAATCCTATAGCGACTTTTAATGGAGTCGGGGTAGTAATATGGGGACAAAAAACATTAAAAAGTACTGTATCAGCTTTAGATAGAATAAACGTAAGAAGATTAATGATTTACTTAAAAAAGAAAGTACAATCTGTGGCTATACAATTATTATTTGAACAAAACGATGATATTGTTAGACAACAATTCCTTTCCTTAATAAATCCGATTTTAGAAGATGTAAGAAGAGACAGAGGTCTAACCGAATTCAAAGTACAACTAAATAGTGACGCTAATGAACTAGACACAAATTCGATGACAGGTAAAATATTTGTAAAACCAACTAGAACTTTAGAGTTTATTGAAGTTGAATTTAATATTACCCCTTCTTCCGTATCATTTAACGATATAACTCAGTAAGATGAAACGAAGATTGTTATATGAAATAACGATGAGGGCCTATAGTTTTGACTGGGATGACAATATTCTTCATATGCCAACAATGATTGATATGGAGAAAAAGAATGGAGATAGTTGGGAAAAAGTAAAATTAACAACAGGGGAATATGCAGAACTTAAGGATTCTCCAGATTATAGGTACCCGAATGGAGATATTAAAAATGCCTTTAACGAGTTTAATGACGATAACCAATTCTTAAAAAATGTAGAGGATAGTCTTACGAGTAAAGATTTTGCACCTTCGTTTAATGATTTTAAGGAGGCCTTATTAAAAGCAAAACCTATATCTATAATTACAGCTAGACCACAATCACCAAAAACTTTGAAAAAAGGAGTTTTAATGATAATTGAGGATAATTTTACTGACGAGGAAATAGACGAAATGGTCGAAAATATTAATGATAATTATGATTTTACGGGTGATAACGATGAAATAATTCAAAAATATATAGAATCTAACTATTATTATCCTGTTTCATTTAGAAATAGATTTGTTGATGTTAAAAAAGAAAAAGGTAATGCTTTAGATGATTTTGTGGGAAAAGTGGTAAAGGCTTTTGAAAAAATGGATAAAGATAAATATAATAAAATGAGTGTTGGATTTAGTGATGATGACACAGATAATGTAGAACATATGGTAAAAAAGGTAAAAGAAGAGATATCAAAACAATATCCAGACATTGAATTTTACATTTATGATACTTCGGAAAAAGGTAAAAATAAACTAATCGTACACTCAACATAAATAATTTTATTTATTGATATATTTATAGATGTA